GCAGAGCAAGGGTTCGTCCGCCTGTTTCTCCACAACCTCAACCTCTGGAGGTCGAACTGGTGGTATCGTACAGACTGCAACTTCAACAAACTGTGGCATTGTGTTTGGTGGAGGAACACAGGTCAATTGCACTACAAGCCTAAGCCTGGGTTGCATCAACGGCAGTACCCGTTCGCCTTCCACGACGAAGCCATGCAGGCAAAGGTGGACGCGACTCCTACGCATTTTGATGAGCCTACGGCTAAGCTCTTGCATTTCGGCTTTGCCAACGAACAGGAGATAGCAAGGAAGTACTTTGCTTATCGCGCCCAGGGCCAGGCAGGTGGACGACTTGACCGGCTAGTATCTGAGGGGAAGATGGTTAACCCCTACACAAACAAAGAGGAAACGTTCACCCTGGAGCCTTCGGTATCCGATTGGTATCCCCAGTGGCTCTTAGAGGAGATCGGCGCTCCTGACAGCGCTCCAGTGCCTTTATTCACTCCAGAGAAGATGGCAGCATGGAAGAGCTTTGACGAATGGATGGAGAGTTACAATGACAGTCAGTAGACTAATACAGCTGCTACAAAAGATCCCACAGGACCTTGATGTTTACGTAGAGGGCCCTGGAGATAGTTACGAGTCGCTGGGGTATGTCTGCCGTGGCTATATGCGGGGCGAAGATTACTTTGACCTGGAGTGGACTGCAGAAGAAGTTTGTATGGGTGAGGACGAGTGGAGGACGTTCAAGGAAGACCATGAAGGGTGTGTAGTTCTCTCCTAAATAGGAAAACATCATGGTATCTATATCAGAAAGTCGTCCAGCGACAATCTCTGAGAAAGTAAAACGAGCAATCGGTGCGGTTTTTGGTATGGGGTTGACATTTCTTGTAGTTTCATTTGTCATATGCTTCTCCGTGATAGGCGGATGGCGGTTGGCATTGAGCTTGCTTGATATGATAGGAGGGTTGATCGGATGAAGGTCTATGTCGTAACAAGCGGTGATTACTCGGACTACCACGTCGAGCGGATATTTACTACCCAAAAGTTGGCTCAAGCTTTCACTGATGAACACAGGCTTAATGAGGACGTGGAAGAATATGAAATCAATGACACGGCGCCCAAGATAGTAGTTGACTTCGTAGTTCGCATGTTCCGCGATGGAACTGTAGAACGCGCGTGGTCGAACAGGGAATGGGACGACAGGCCTGTTACACCGGACCAGCCGATTGTTCAACCCGGGAGGACCGCTAAGAATCCTTTGGGTATGTGTTTCTTCGTCCGCACCGACGACAAGACCCGCGCCATTAAGGTAGCCAACGAACGCAGGGCGCAGCTTATTGCTTCGGGGGAATGGAGATGAACATCGCCGTTCTTCATCCTGACTCCGGTTGGATTTTGTCTTCTATAGCCTTAAAAACCTGTGAGGCTATGCCGGATGTGTTCCATGCGTGGACCTACGCCGAATTAGTTCAAAAAGGTGAAATCTCCGTAGGTGCCTTTTTCTATGTTGATATTCAGAACAGCTTTAACGACAAGCTGAAAGAAGCTTGCCCAATGGGTAAACATATTGGGATGTTTACCCATTTGGATCATGATGCGGATGTATTTTTCAATGATAAGTGGAGTAAATGTGATGGCGTAATTCACATGTGCGAACGCTACAGAGAGCGGTTTGAAGAAAATGGCTGGTATCGGCCAGAGCAGATGACTGTATTACATCCAGGTGAAGTTTCTCATATTCCATTATCCAAAATACGATTAGGTATTGTTCAGCGAGGTGGATACGAAGGCAAGGGGTCTGAGTTTCTTCGTAGTACACTAAAAAGTATTGATCCTGAAATCACGAATGGAATTGAACTTCATATCTGTGGTAACGGATGGGAGTTGGATGATAGGTATTGCTTAGAAGGTGTAAAAACTGTACTATATCCAGAGTCTGCCTACGAGGTGATGCCACAGCACTATGACTATCTGTTTATCCCATCATTATATGAGGGAGGGCCTATGGCACTCATAGAGGCCCTCGCCGCTGGACGACAGGTGATAGCTCCAAGGGTTGGTTGGGTTCCAGAATTCATAACAGAAGATAATGAATTACTTTACAGCCCTGGGAATAAGGTGGAGTTGAGAAATGTGCTGGCGTCATTGATAGTAGATCGTCTAAAGCGTCGTGCCATTGTTGAGAACATGTCTTATGCACAATATGCTACTGATGTTCTTGAATTCATCGAGCAATTGGAAGTCAAGAGGTAATAGCTCTAAAGTACCGCGCAAGCCGCCTCAGTGAGAAAACTTATCACTATAACCATGAGAAAACCATGCAAACCCTGACCGATCACAACTATGAGCGTAAGCATACAGTCCCTATAGCAAAAAGAGCATGTGGGCTAGCTGGTGTTTATTGTCCGCGCTGTCAAGTGACGGAGATGGTTTATGTGAATGGTTCAGTCATGATGACCGAACCTCCATTTATGGACGTTGTTTGTCCTGATTGTGGGCATAAAGGTAAGAAGATCGTATGAATGCTCACGCGAACCCCTTAATGCCCCTGGCACAATGTAATACGGAATTGGTTGATCCTGTATGCCAGACCGGCTTGGACATCGGCTGCGGTCCGTCAAAAACAACTGGAGCGGTTGGCATAGACCGATACCCCTTTGATGGTGTAGATATTGTCCGCGATTTGATGCGGGGGTTGCCGTTTGATAACGACAGCTTTGACGTTATCATCGCCAAGCATGTGTTAGAGCATTTCGCTGGGGATGATTTGATGTTCTTGATAGAGGAAATGTACCGCGTATCGTTCCCTGGAGCCCAATGGTGTATCACTGTCCCTGATCACTCCAGTCCTAATAGGTACAAGGACCCTGATCACAAGACAAGAGATTGGCATGAGGACTCCTTCGCCTTGTGGGAGATTGATGACAAAGGAGGATGGCCGATCTTCGTAGGGCCTAACTACGACCGTAAAGCTAAGCTGAATAGGATCGACTCTACGTGTTCCAATGACATGCAACGTAACCGGTCATATGTGATGGAGGTTGTGAAATAATAATCACCATCCTTGCTTTTATAGGTTGCTTTGCCATTGGCATGATAGGCATAGTTTTATTTGGTTCTTGTATTATCGGAATAATAGACAAACAGAAGCCCTGTGAGCACGTTACGCCAGTTGATCTGGGAAAATTACAAAAAGGAAGACTTGGGAATGAGTGATATATGTTGTTATACCCTGTTGTCTCGTGACACTGATCTACTTCGGTGGAGTGTTTCTAATGCCAAGGAACGGGCTGGCATAGACCACGACTGGCTTCTCATTCACTGGGTTAACGTTGATCAGACGGAAGAGGAGAATCAGACCGTCTACGACACGGCGATGGAATTGGGTATGAGGTATCATCGCTTTGACGCAGCCCCACCGGAGGAGTTTCCTGACCGGACTACGCACTTTCTCCACAACCTCTATAAGGGCTTCAACCTGGGCTATGAGGTAGCAGATACTCCTTGGGTGGCTCGTATGGGATCAGACCAGTTCTTCGGTAAGGGTTGGTTGGCGCAACTGATGAAAGCGGTTGAAGTCAAGGGGGAGAGAGCGGTTTATCATTGCTGGACAGTAGAGTCTGAAGTAGCGAAGAAGTCACGTCATGAGATCAGATCCTTCGGATCGACTCCAGAAACGTTTGATGTAAAGCAGTGGGACCAGTACGCCGATCACCTCATACACCGTTACAGCTCCAGATTGACCCTCACGCCTGCCGAGACACGTCTTTACTACAATCACCCCACCAGAGGCATCCAACTGCGTTGTGATGGCTGTACGTGGCTCCAACACAAGTCTCTGTGGGAGGAGTTTGGGCCGATGGATGATAAGATCAATAAGGAGGGGGTCACGGGGGACGTCGGATATATGGATCGGATCTATGATTCGGGCATTGTTGGCTATCTGGTGCCATCTGCTCCGACCTGGCACGCAGTGCGCGGCGAAAGTAGAGAGATCCAGGTATGACTAATCCCCTCCAGTTTGGCTTTCACGGCGTGCTCAGGGTTGTTGATGGTCTCCTTTGCTTGGATGCTGGAGAGAGCGGCGTCGTGCCTCTGTTGAAAGGCGGTGGAATGAGGCGGCTGTTAACGAGCGTCGGTCTTCCTATTGATACTGAGTTGAGCGGAGAGCAAGCATCAGTCGTTGTTATTATTCATGGTGTTACATTGCCTGAATCACTATGAAGCACATTGGGCACAAGAGAGAACGAGATGAAGGGTTTTTTGATTGGGTTCGCACGCAACCCGAATGGCGTTGTATCATCACAGATTATGCACATGACCCAAGAAATGGCTATATTGTAGAACGGTGTCACATTGCCTCTAGGGGTGCGGGTGGATCTGATAAGTGGATCATGCCATTGATTCGTGAGGAGCATTTGAAAGCAGACACCAACGAAAGAAGTTGGTGGTACTCTCACAAGCGAGAGTTTGCTGAGTGGTGCGTGAACTTACCAGTGTTGTGGGAGAGGTACAACAAAGAAAAATATGAAAGGATGGTAAGAAGTTGACTGATATAGAGATTATGGACGTTAATGAGGTTCCAGCCGATGCTGTTGACGTACCAGGATTTATTGTGGACATATGGATAGCTTCCACTGTAGCCCATGAGGTATTTAACCATCTAGTAAATGATGTAGGCTGGCTGGCGCGGTGGCGGTGGCACCGTGCGCTGCGTAAGAAGACAGCGCTTAATGAGGAATTCTGGTATGAGATATCTTATCTCATTGATATGAGCAATTCCAGTGGTAGGTTCCATTACGACACAGTACGTGAGATGGCCTGGTTCGCATGAGGGACTGGACCCGCCCGTGCCTTGTTCTGGATGTAGATCAGACATTATGTCCTTTGAGAAAACCTGATCAGGACTACGCTGATGTAATACGGCTTTCGATCTGGCCGAAGACTTTATGGGTGAGGACGCACCCACTTCTTATCTTGACGAATTACGAGCATATTGTCAAGCCAAGAAGGGTCATGTTACAGAGATGGAAGAGGTGGAGGAGCGTCAGTTTACTTATGATTTTATCGCTCTGGAAGAAGGAGGTTTTACGGGAGTGCCTGGGCCCTGTGAGCTTATCACTTTGAAGTTCTTCTTTGAGCCATGGCAGAAAGAGTTGTTTTATGGACAGATAGATAAGTATGGTACGACACCAAGCGGTTTGGGTAAGATAGTAGCCAGGACGACGATGAAACATACCTATAGGAACTGTTATTTGTTAGAAGAGAAACCATAGACGGAGAATATCATGGCACTATCAATCATTGTTCCCATCGCATCAGTAGAAAACTATCATGGCACGGCACTGAACATAGCTAATGCAGAGTCATGCCGTACGGTGTTGAACAACTTACCTCTCGCCGACAAGCTCATACTTGTGGTCACACAGGGAGATGTGCCCGCAGAAAGCCTACAGGACCGTCTCCCCGTTGGCTCTGAGTGCACGGTGATCCCATCACTCGGGAACATCATTCATCCCGTCATGGAGGCCCGCAAAGCTGTCGGAGATGACGACGAACTCATCATAGCCGTTGGCTCGCATGTGCTCGATTGGTCGCACAGTCACTTCTATAGCTTCTGCCATCGAGCCAGGGCAGACGGCGTCATTGTTACTTCTCGCTCGTACGATGGGGATAGCAGAGTTGCTTTGGGCGGCGGCGACCTCGCGATGAAAGTCTCTCCTGATGCCAAGGGATATCGGACCTGTGGGGTCTATTACTGGAGGAGAGCTGTTTACTGCTGGCACGCTATGGAGGCACTGCTTCAGGAGGGGGGCCCAAATGCAGATTGCATCTCACGGGCATATGACGAGGTGATTGGTGATGGAGCGCGGATAATGACATACCCAGTAGTTGGTATTGTAAACCAAGCATAGGAGGACCAATGCAGACCGAATCACTCAGTCAGATGATCGACCGATTAATCATTGCCAGCCTAAAACACTGGCACTACCACCACGACGACAAGGAGGAGGCCGCAGAGCTGGCTCAGGAGCAGGCAGATCAACTCTTGGTGGCATTGGAGGTCTATGACTACGAATGCCGTACGGGGAGGCGTAGGCCCCATATACAGAGCCACCTGAGATACCACGACCACAACCAGACGGAAGCATGGAGGACAGGGAAAAGCGCGACAGGGGAACCCCCGGATACTATTGGCGGGTGTATCATGCGCCTGGTTGAAACGCACTCCGATTACTGGAACGCTCAGTCGAGGATCCAAACACTCAAGGGGTTGATCGATTCTGCTGCCGAGGGGCCCAATAGCGACAGAGCGCACTTCGAGCATGAGATGGTGGATCTGCAACGGACGGGTCCAGATCTGTCTAATCAGCGACGGAATGAATTGATACAGAAGATTGACGAGTTGTACTCTAAGGATATCGGGGGGGGCGAGGAGGGATAAGTGGAAGACCTACGAAGAATCTCATATACGGCAGCTTCGTCCTTGCCTTTAAAGCTTATCAAATCGGAGGAAGCTCTTGCAGGAGTAAAGCTTGGAAGAATTTTCCCTATCCATATCCAATTTACTCCAACGGATCGATGTAATTTGAATTGCTCTTGGTGCTCTTGCGCGAATGATAGTCGCAAGATCTCTCTACCTATGGATCGCGTAAAGACCATGGTGGAGACTCTGTCCAGGTGGTCAACTAAGGCAATCACAATAACGGGCGGGGGGGAACCTCTTATGCATCCAGACCTCCCAGAGATGACGGAGTTGTTTTCAGCAGCTGGGTGGGAGCAGGGCCTGGTCACCAATGCCTATTTGTTCGACAGAATGGACGCTGACAGCCTTCGGAGGCTGAAGTGGTGTAGGATCTCCTGTAGTGACGATAGGGGCTTAGAGACGCGGGAGCTGGGGAATATCATAGGACGAGCGGTTGATGCTGCCCCACTGGTCGATTGGGCCTTTTCATATGTGGTGACCGAGGACTTTGATCCCAAGCGTCTGGCTGGGTATCTGGAGTTTGCTAACGCTTGCAGTTTCACTCACGTACGTGTGGTGAGTGATCTATTGAATTTGGACAACGTTATCGGGATGGATGAGGTGCGGCAGGCTATGAAAGTCAGGGGAATAGATGATCACCTGGCGATCTATCAGGGGCGGAAGGATTTCACTCCGGGTTGTAAAGATTGCTGGATCAGTCTGCTAAAGCCTGTCATCTCAGCGGAAGGAAAGATTTTTCCATGTTGTGGAGCGCAGTACGCTCTGAAGGAGCCGACCCTGAATATGCCGGATCAACTGTGTATGGGAATGATTGAGGATTTGGATGAGATACTGGCCAAACAACAGAAGTTTGATGGGAGCATTTGCCATCGGTGCTATTATGAAGGATACAACTCGCTGTTACATAGCATGTTGAATCCCATTGAACATCAGAAGTTTGTGTAGAACATAAGAATGGAAGCTGGGCTCGTCAAGACAATTCTCATATCTACGTAACACATTACACAGCACCACGTTACATGAGAGTCACCTCTTTCCAGGGGTGGCTTTTCTATGTCGCCGCCAATTAGTATCAAGGAGGCACCATGGAACACCCTGCTCTGTCTGAACTGATTAACGAACTATCGACCCAATACCCAAGACGCTATCAGGCCAACACGGTCCAAGTAGTTGAGATTACAGAAAGACCTACGGAGTGTGATATATGTTCGTGGAAAAAAGACCCTACTATCATCCTCACGCCAAAGCAGGAGATAGTTGTTTTCCTGATTTTGAACTCTTTCAGACACCGCAAGATCAACGGGGTCACCGCTCTATGGTGGGTGTAATATGGCATTGAATTCGACACAATCTCTGGAACTGTCTGTTGATAGCTACGCGACCTTTGCAACCGTGCGGAGCTACATCCCGTCCGTACGCTCATTCGACAGCTCCTCTCAACCTACCCTTCAAAGCGCTCTTAGCATTACCCGTGATGTTTTTCAAGAAATCAATGGCCTTCTCTACGGCCTGGGCTATCAGCTCCCTGTAGCGTCCTCCAATACGACCAGTATCCGCGTTGTGGGGCGGCTCAACGCTCTTGGTGCGGCTGCCGCGATTGAATCTGCCGCCTATTCTGCCGGCAATGAGGAGGAGTCACAGCAGGGTGTTAGCTTGGCCAGGCAGTATAAAGACGCTTGGCGACGGTTTGAGACTGGCCAGATCATTCTCATCGGCGCGCCCATGCAGGATAATTACGTCCGTCGGCAAAACGAGCGGACCGCTACGGCAGCCTTTAACCAAGACTCTGATGGAGACGAGATCTCTCCCACCTTTACCAAGGGCATGAAATGGTAGCCGGGGGAATGTTAGGTCTGACCCTTGAGGTGGCAGGTGCGCGCCGTGTCTCTCGGGTGCTCGCTGTACAGGCGAGTAAAGTTAAAGATCTACGTCCTGCCTGGAAGATCATAGCAGACGATTTTGCTGAACGTGAATCGGAGGTGTTTGACCAGCAAGGTGCTGTGACTGGATGGAAACAATGGAAGCCCCTGAACGAAGACTACAGGAACTGGAAGGTATCAAAGGGGTGGTCTCCTAAGATTATGGTTAAGGGCGGCAGGTTGATGCATAGCCTTACGGCTAAGACTGCTGCGGATAGGGTTTTTGTATCCAAGGCATTGAGTATGGAGATCGGAACCAAGGTGCCCTACGCTATTTATCATCAGAAGCCTAAGAAGGCGGGTAGGAAGAAACGTGAAGTGATCAGAGTGACAAGGGCGCAAACGCGGTTCTGGACAAAGACCATACATAGATTTCTGCATGAGTCTGGGCAGCTGTCACGAAGCTCTATAGATAGAGGGGGTTCCTGATGTCGGGCAAGAGGGATACGTCTTGGGTGGCTGACATACTGGTCACTCAATTGAAGTCTGACCTGACAGCTAAGCTTACGGGTATGGTAATCTCTTACGGCGACAGCGTTGACTTAGAAGCTATACCCACTGACAACTACTTTGTCTCAGAGAGACGAAAGGTCCCTGGGTATCCTTTCGTCGCTGTTATCCCTGAAGACGCTGATTTCAGACCTGACACAGGGGAGGCTAGATACAATTTCGGGTATCACACCCTCACTGTTGCTATAGCCCGCACCGCTAATGCGGATGAGGATGTGTTAAAAAGGCAGGTTTCTCGAACCGTGAGAGCAGTGGAGGAGGTGATCCTTGAACATGTGACTTTGAGCGGGTCGGTAGATGAGTGTCGTCTGCTCAATCATCAGTTTGGTCCTATGATGGCAGGTCCAAACTCTATGCTACAAGAGGCACAAGTGATGGTGCGAGTCCTAACATCGGAGACATAATATGTTTTGTCGTTACACCGGCACAGAGCCCTGCCGAATGGGCTCGTCGCTGATCCGCAATGGGGACACTTGTTTGATGGCGTTTCCCATAAATAAGCTCTGGGTGCCGGTGATCGAACCGAAGCCCGTGACCGAACTTACGGTCGCAAAGAAAGTGAAGAAGGAAGATAATGGCTGAAGAGCTGATCCTCGGTAGTCAAGCGGTAATATATACCAAGCAGGAAGAGACCTACGGCGTTCCTGTGGGGGCATCGGGGACAGATGCTATGTTCACGTTGTCTGAGAGCCTCACCCCAGAGATTGTCCGTGAAGATAGGGACGACCGGTCTGGATCGTCTGACGTGTTGGAACGGACGGAAGGGCGCAGGAGTGCCACGTGGGAAGTCAATAAATACTTCCTACCCAACGGCAATGCTGTGACTGTACCTGATGATAATCTTTTGTGGAAGAACTTGTTCGGTCATGAGAGCATGGGCACCACGTCGATTGAGTATTTGTTTGCCACGGCGCATGATGACAGCTTGACGATCCGAAGGGGTATCCGCACTGGGTCCTCTGATGGAGCGGCTGAGTTTCAGGAGCACGTGTTTGGTGCTATTACGAACCGGCTCGTGGTGGGTTGGGGTTCACAAGGTAATAACGGTAAAGCCCAACTAACGTTCGGTGGCATGGCCAAGAAGTGGGGGTTCACTGGGAATACGTCTATTAGCGTCGATGGTACCATTCAGCTCAATTCTTCTGCTGTTGCTGGTGTACATAGTGTTACAGGCGTTAATGGTAAACAGCTATCCGAAGGGTCTCTGATTTATATAAAGGGAGACGCTACTACAGCTATTCCTGCTGGCACCGCAAAGGATCCAGGCAAGGATCAGACGCCTGCTATAGGAGCTGGTATCGTCGTCAGCAATGCCAACTATACGACTAATGTTTTTACCTTCACTTCTGGGACGTATGGCGCTACGCACTCAACGGGCCAGGCTGTCGTAGCTTACAACCCGACAGGGGTTACTTCTGGCTCTCCCATAACGGACACAATGGGTTATCTGTCTCTTGACGGCTCCGTTACGCTTATCAAGCACTTGGGCGGACAGGTGACCGTTGAAGACAACCGCACGCTCTTGAATGAAGAGGTGGGGTATGATAGTGCGACAAGGGCCATGAGGGAAGGACGCAGAAACGTTACCTTTGCCCTGGACTTTATTCTTCACAAGGAAGATGTGGCTGGTCTGTTGGGAGATATGAACAACAACTCTTCTAACAATATCCAAGTAACCATCGGCGCACAAGCAAACAAAAAGCTCAAGCTTAATATGAAGAACACTCGTTTTGACGCCACTTCACCTGAAATAAGCGATCAGGGTATGGCTCGCATAACGATGAATGGTGTAGCTCTTGGCACGAACGGTAACGACAGTCTCGTAGCTCGTATTCTGTAAATCACTCCGGGGGGAGTAGGATAGTTCCGTGGCACTACATATTAGCACGAAGAACAGGTACGTCCCTCAGTGGGACGACAATAACAAGGCAGTTGAAGGCGAGCAGATCTCTTGTGAATATCGTACAATGTCCGTCAAGGATGTTTTGGCGATACAGGAAGAGACGGGCTTCAACATCCTTACAGGTGATGGGGAGGGGGAGAACGCCTTTACCACCAACTGGTCTGTCATGTCTGCCGTGTTCAAGGAGTATACGACGGACTGGCGTAACGTCATTGTCGATGGTGAGGCTATTACGGCCCCCGCTGAAGTGCTTGATGCACTGTCTTTGCGCTACCTGGGTCTCTTTGGAGAGATCTTTCAGTACATCCTCGTTGCCTCTATTGGAACGGATGATGACGCAAAAAACTTCAAACCGGGCTCCGCGCAGAAAGAGCCGGAGTCCGGTTTGACTGTCGAACCTGCGACCAGCAAAGAGAGCGAAACTGTAGAGGAAAGTACCTAGACCGTAACGCCGACTTCCCGCCGCATGATCTGGGTGGTGGAATAATGGAGTTTGAATGTCCCTCATCGCTGGTACCGTCCCGCGTATGGTCCACGCTCGAACTCTTCTGGCACTGTTGCCAGAAAACTCCGGGCTTGTCTGGATGGCAACTGAACCGCACGCATCTACCTATAGAAGGGGGTGCGTGCGACCAGGACCATTGGACTATGTGGGCCTTTCGTATACTAGAGGACACATTTTATCAAGTAGAGAACGAGCGAGGGGAACGTGCGCCTGCACAAAGCCACGACCAGATCAAGAAGAAGTTCGGAGTAAAGTGATCTATGGCTGAATCTGTTGTCTGAGTTGTAGTTCTGTTTGGAATGGCTCCATAAGACGAGTATGTTTGCTGAGATTTTCTGGCTCCCACATTGGTTGTAGGTTCTCTAGTGCCCAGCACCGCTTGAAATCAGGGTCTTCTACGCCTGTAAAATTGAATACGGATACTGGTACTTTATGGTCTATATGCCATTTGTCTGAACCGCGTCCCCAATTATCCCATGTCATACCCTCTTTGAATTGCTTCTCGATATGAGAATGTAATTCATCGAGGGTATATGGAACTAGTGTTTCCCATGAACGACCTTCCTTGCCGCGTATCAACGAGTCTCTGATAGAGTTAGACGCCCTTATCCTAAGACGTTTTTTGGGGTTTGTCCTATAGATCTCCCTTGCATTTTCGTTTATCTCATTCCTGTGCTCCATGGTGTAATTGTTTTGAGCCTGCCTTATTGCTTTCCTGTTATCCTTATAATTGTTTCGCTGTGATTCACTTATCTTCTCCTTGTTTTCTTTTCTCCACGCCTTATTCCTTGCTAAAATGGCTTCCTTGTTGTCTAAATATCGCTGTCTGCTTTTCAGATTAGTTTTGTCTTTGTATTCTTTTGTTCGTCTATATTCAGCTATATTGTCTTTGTGTATTTTCCTATTTTCAATTCCTTTGTCTCTAGTACATTCGCGGCACCATGAACTATGACCGTCTATTTTCTGTCTATGTGATGGGAAATTATCTATCGACAATGCTCTTTTACAAAGAGTACACGTCTTTGTGCTTGGTGTTTGTTTTGGCTTACGACTACGAGATAATTGGTATTTCGACAAGCACTCCTTGCATTGCCATGATATGCCTTTTTTTCTACCTGCCGTTTTGTTAAATCGGTCAACGTGGAGTATTCTTTTACATGTCGGACACCAACTTTCGCTATCTCCTATTTGTCTTGGTGGTGGCTCAAGTCCTCTTGATGTATAAAAAGTAACTAGAACACACCAAGCACATTTGTTAGATCGTCCATCTTGATTTCTCTTCGCGATTCTATACTCTGTATATGGCTTAATCTTGCCGCATGATTGACAAGTCTTGCTTCCGTCTATAGCTGGAGCCCTATTCCTAATAGCTTCACGTCTTTCGATGCCGAGATTCCTTATACATTCTTTGCAGTCGCTCTTTAAGCCATCTTTTGATCGCTTATCGTTATAGAATGCGTTTACTGGAAATATATTCCCGCAATGCCTGCATGTTTTATTTGGTTCCATTATCCTCCACATATTGTGATAGTGCCTGTATTGCTAGTCTTGATGGAATGTTCTTCCCCTGTTCCCATCGCTGTATTGTCTGGATGTTGACAGATAAAACCATAGCCATGGTTTTCTGCGTCCATCCCACACGCATCCTAAATGCTCGTATCTCATCCCCAGTCATTATTTTTTTCTCCCATATAATACAAATATAGTAGTTGTTGGGTTTTCGTCAACACCGCCAATAGAAGCAAGAGAGGAGGCCTTGATGGCTGGAACAGAATCGGTCACAGTAAAAATTTCTGCCGTAGATAGTGCTAGCACTGCGCTCCGCAAGGTCGCCAAAGAGCTAGAGAAATTCAGCAAAGAGGAAGAAAAGGTAGGAAAGAAGGGCAAGAAAGCGGCAGAAGGCGTGGACGAGATGTCTAAGTCTATGAAGACTCTCGCAGGATTTGTTGCTGGGTACATATCCCTTAATTTGGTTCGTGAGATAGGCCGACAGGTGGATTCCTGGACTCTCATGACCAACCAGTTGAAGGTTGTTACCAGTGGGGTAGATGGGCTAGCAAGGGCTCAGGCTAATGCATTTAAGATAGCTCAGACAACGCGATCTGGCCTTTCTGAAACAGTTCTTTTGTATACAAGGTTGATACGTAGTACTAGAGAGCTTGCACTTAGTGAAAAAGAAGTGGTTGTAATAACTAAAGCAATCAACCAGGGTTTTATCGTATCTGGCGCTACTGCGGCAGAAGCACATGCTGCTGTGATTCAGTTGTCTCAGGGCTTGTTGTCTGGCAGGTTGCGTGGTGACGAGCTAAGATCTGTCATGGAGCAGGCGTCATATCTTGCCATGAAGGTAGCCAAGGGTATGGGCATTGCATGGTCTGATTTTCGTGAACAGGCTATCGCTGGTAAGGTAAATGCAAAAGCCTTTGCTAATGCCGTTTTGGTTATGTCTCAAGAGATACAAGCTGATTTTGATAAAACAGCCAGAACGATGGCTAATGGTTGGACGGCTATAGCCAACGCCATGATTAAGTTTATCGGTGAGATGGACAAGGGGTATGGCATATCAGCAACGTTTTCTAGCGGGCTTATTGAGGTTGCAAACAGTATTGATGCTATCACTACGGCTCTTAAGGCGCTGGTTGCTGTAGCGGCTTTTAGGGGCCTTGGGACGCTATTGACGCATATGGAAAGATTAGCCAAAATTGGGCTAGCTATAAAGGCCCTTTCAATTGGAGGATCTGCCGGTGCTGCAGCTGGGACAGCCATAGGAATACCTTTGGCTGCTGGATATTTGGCTCTAGATCAAATAGCTAGAAAGTTTGATCAACCAGAGCAAGAGGGGGATGCCACTTATCTCCCAAATGGAAAGGGAGGGTACTATCGGCATCGTGATTATGGGCCGACGATGGAAGAGCTTACACGATTCAGACCAAAGAACGATATGGCGGCTTATGACGCAACAGTCATACGTCCGACGAAGACACAGCAGAAGTGGCGTCAGCCTGAGCATGATATAAAAGGGCAGCTTGTAAGCGCTGAAGCAAAAGCACTTACACCCATGGAGAAATATAGAGATATACTCGGAGAGCAGCTGACTTCTACCATGGAGCTACAACGTGAATCTATGGTCCTTATCGAGACTTTATCTTTGTCTCAGGACGAATCCACGATCTCCACTTCTTGGCGTCGTGTCGCTGACAACATCAGAAACTATTTCACCGGTCCAGCTGGGGTATTTGCTTCATTAACTACGGGTCTTCATTAGTTTGGTGAATTCCTGGGTTCAACGAGTGACATTATCCGCGACTCTGTTAGGTCCGGCCTGCAGACATTCCGTAGTGGCGTAACGGGTGCTTTTGGTGATTTGCTATTTGGTGATGACGAAGCTAAAGAAGCAAAAAACGCTGTCAAATCTCTACAGGATATGCTTGATGATTTGTCTACTATAGATCTCACATGGGCTGGGTGGGAGGATGTAGGCGGGCACCAACAAACATCATTCGAGGATTTTTTTGCTGAGGCTCTATCATTTGATCTTAGTCCTGGCACTATTGCCGAGATCAATGATGTCAAATCTGATATGTATCAGATGATGATGGACCCGTCAGTAGATACGCAGAATGCTTTTGCTACAGCGCTAGAAGACCTCATTGGTTC